ATAAAAGGTCAGTTTGGAGTATAACAAATAAACCATATAAGGGTAGTCATTTTGCAGTATTTCCCCCTGATTTAATTAAACCTTGCATCCTTGCAGGTAGTCAAGAAAATGATATAATTCTTGACCCATTTATGGGTAGTGGAACAACTGCATTTGTGGCAAAAGAGTTAAAAAGATATTACATAGGGTGTGAACTTCACGAAGATTATGGTAAATTAATCCAGAAAAGATTGCACGAAAGAAAAGTAACAGTCATTTAATTATGGACACTAAAGAGTTAAAATCAATTGCAAGATTCTATAAAGATTGTGAACAAGGGTTTGCAACTGTAGATGGTTATTATGCAGTACCAGTTATGAATAGTAAAACTAAGTTAATAGTAATTCACGAAGGTGAACAGTTAAAAGTATGTCGTAACGAGGAATCTGCAAGGAATTTCGTGAAAAAACATAGAATGATGAAATAATACTAACTGGTACCCTTAAATTGTCCCTATACTAGAAGTTTTAATTCTATGAAACCAGAAGAAAAATATCAACAACTATTTGAACAAATGTATTCTCTATGTGAAGAGAATAACTGGGGAGATCCCTTTAGTTATGCACGTTCTCGTGAAATACATTTAGCAGGATTATTGGGTCATAAAGTTGCAGATGATTATTCTGGTGCAGATGCATACGATAATAATAACAATCCAGTTGAATATAAGTCCACTATTGGTAAGAAACTAACTGCAACATATAATGGAATAAGTGTGCAGAACTCTTGGGAAGATCAAGTAACATATTTGAAGGAAGATAAGATTGGAAAGTATAAACATCATTATTATGCTAGGTATCAATCAGGTAAGGTAATTGAGGTTTACAGATTACACTCAGATGTGGTATTATCAATATTATTACCACCATTAAAGAAACAATTTGAAGATAAAAGAGTTAAGAAAGATCCACGATTAGGATACACTATTTCTAACAAACTCATTCTACAATATGGAGAGAAAGTATATGCTGGATAGTAAACAGTTAATGTATAGTAAGGGGAATAATGATGAATGTTATACTCCACATTATGCCGTAAAACCTATTCTTAAGTATATCCCAAAGGATGCAATTGTATGGTGTCCATTTGATACTGAAGAGAGTGAATTTGTTAAACAAATATCACAACAGAATGAGGTAATTTACTCTCATATTGATAATAATCAGGATTTTTTTGAGTATGAACCTGATAATTGGGATACTATGATTTCAAATCCCCCATTTACAAATAAGAGGAAATTCTTTGAACGGGCATTAACATTTAATAAACCATTTGCACTCATTATGACTAACACTTGGTTGAATGATTCTGCACCGAAACAGTTATTTAAGGATAGAGATTTGCAGTTGTTAATGTTTGATAAAAGGATGAAATTTATCAGTCCTGATGGTAGAGATAATAGCAAGATTACCTTTAGTAGTAGTTACTATTGTTGGAATTTTTTACCTAAACAAATTATTATGGAGGAGTTAGATTTATCTCCTAAAGTAACAACAACTCCACTTACTGAGTTATTATATGAAACTGGTCCCCCTAAATTGTCCCTATAGTGAGGGTGACCTCAAAAGGTAACAGTAAGGGGAAACCCAACCGTCTGATGTAATCCCTTTTGTAAATGTCCCTCACTTTATTCATTTATTAAGTTAAAACTATGCCAGTAAAGACTACTACAACTCGTAAAAGAAGAAGTCGTAAGTCTACTGCCAAAGTATCAACAACTGCTCAAAGAATTGCAGCAGCAGTTGATAAACAGGAAGCAAAGATAGAACCAAAAGTAACAACAACTCCAAAACCAGTTGTTGTTAAACAGGAAGTCAAATCCTCACCAAAAGTAACAACAACTCCAAAACCAGTTGTTGTTAAAGAGGTCAAGATTGCACCACCTTCACCTAAACTTTCCTTAAGAGATTACAGGGAAGATTTACAATCAAGGATTGCAATTCACAATTATGAGGTGAATAATCTCATTAATGATTTCCAAAAAGGTTATAACTATTTTCTTCCATTTGGCAAAAAAGCATACAATTTTGTTACAAACTTGTCTGCTAAATGATACTCAAGGGAAGGCAATTGTCTTCCCTATTTTATTGTTAATTTTTAGAGTGATACAAACTGGTACCTCTAAATTGTCCCTATAGTGAAAGGAGTTTTTGAAGATTATGCCACTATTACACATTGAACACCCTGAAGATATGGTTCTTAGTGGTGAACTTAGTGTATTAAATTGGTTCACCAGTAAGGGTCATTTATCAACAAAGATTGACGGTTCTCCAGCATTAGTTTGGGGGACAAATCCTGCTAATAATAGATTTTTTGTAGGAACTAAGTCAGTATTTAACAAAAAACTAATTAAGATTAACTATGACCACAAAGACATTGATAACAATCATAAAGGAAAAGTGGCAGATATTCTGCATAAGTTTCTTGATAATATTACTCCTACAAATGTTATCTACCAAGGTGATTTTATCGGTTTTGGTGGCAATTTTGATTTCTGCCCTAATACAATCTCCTACGATTTCCCAGAAGAAGTCCACCAAGAGATAGTAATTGCACCCCATACTTATTACATAGTAGAGGGAGATTTGAAAGATGCAGTTGCACATCCGTTGCAATCTAATCTAGAAAGTAATAATAATGTCCTATTTGTTCAACCTAAAGTAACATTGGACGATAACTTAGGTAATATACCAGAGAGATGCAAATTTGCACAACAAATTGCAACTTTATGTGAGTTCCCTAATAGTAAACAAGTCACTAGGATTAAGAAGCAATTAAATTCATGTATTCGGGAAAGATTAGAGATAGATGATATAACATTAGAGGCAATTGCAAATGATAATGAATGTGACATAAATGTGTTACGTTTATGGAAATTAGTACAGGCAATTAAACTTGATATGTTTAACTCTATTCAGAGATATGATGAGATTGAATGTTATATTGATGGGGAAGAATGTGATCACGAAGGTTATGTTTTAGTGAATGAATATGGTTACTATAAGATAATTGATAGGGAGTATTTCAGTTGTGCAAATTTTAATCGTGTTAGGTGATAGTAACTGGTACCCCTAAATTGTCCCTATAGTGAGAGACAAACCGAACATTGTGGGTTAAACCTACTAAGTGCAGTCGGTT